GATAGTTTATAACTATGAAATTAGCATTGGTCCCACTGCTGGGCGGCAGAGAAACAACACTGGAAAACGTGCACTGCGAAGGCCTGAGTTGGTAGCAAAACTGTAGCAAAGCTGTAAGTATTGAAAATGTGCATTACCTATTACTGTGGTAAGTCGCATAAAAATATGCTATACTCCTCTCTATATTGCTACATCAGCGAACGATAGCGAGGGAGGTTAAAGATAAAAACCTCCCCTCTAAACTACCCCGACAGCGTTAAGCGATGTACACTATATAGATAGCGAATGTGTAAAAAAATAATAACAAAAGTAAAAAAATGCACATTTGTGTATAAATTTTAAAAAAAATAAATAAATGGAAATAAAAGAACAAGATATAGTTCTTGTGTCTTCTTCCACCGATGTGTTATCTTCGCCTGCACAAGCCAGTGTTCCTGTGCCGACTAAGAATCCAAGAGGTGCTGGCAGACCAAAGAAGAGTGCTATTGCAGCCAAGAAGAAGCGAGAGCTTCGTGGCAGGCCTCCTGGTGAAGCAGCAAGGATACGCGAATTTCATGCGCGACTGCTCACCACCAAAGGTGACCACATCATTGAGACTATCATCAAGAAAGCCTTGGATCCTACCGATAAGGACCAGGCAGCGATGCTCAAGATGTGTGCCGATAGGCTGTTACCGCTGTCTTACTTTGAGAAGGATAAGACTGGCGGTAAAGCTGGCATAACTATCAACATCAGCGGCATTGCTGATACAAAGATAGAAGCAGATGATGTTATTGACGCTGAGGATGTAGACTTTGAATCTAGAGATTAAGTTACTTCCTTGGCAACAAGAAGTATGGAACGATGATACTCGTTTCAAGGTAGTTGCTGCTGGCCGTAGAACTGGTAAAAGTAGACTAGCAGCCTGGATGCTCATAGTCGAGGCACTACAGACTGATAAAGGCCATGTCTGGTATATTGCTCCTACACAGGGACAAGCCAGAGATATTATGTGGCTCACGTTATTGGAACTTGGTCACCCAGTCATTGAATCTAGTCATGTGAATAATATGCAGATTCGTCTGGTCAACGGTGCACAGATCAGTCTTAAAGGTGCAGATAGACCAGAGACAATGCGTGGTGTCAGCCTAAAGTTTGTTGTGCTAGATGAATACGCAGACATGAAGCCTGCTGTGTTTGAACAGATTCTTAGACCAGCACTAGCAGACTTAAAAGGCAAGGCACTGTTCATTGGTACACCCATGGGTAGAAATCATTTCTATGAACTCTACCAGTATGGACTAGATAACAAAGATGATAACTACAAGTCTTGGCACTTCACCAGCTTTGATAACCCACTGCTGGACCCAAAAGAGATTGAAACCGCCAAGAAAAGTATGTCCAGTTTCGCCTTCAGGACTGAGTTCATGGCCTCCTTTGAAGCAGCCTCCGGTGGCATCTTTAAAGAAGAATGGATCAAGGTAGACGAAGAAGAACCAAAGGATGGCCGCTACTATATTGCTGTAGACCTTGCTGGCTTTGAGAATGTAGCAGTTGCTACCACTGCAAAAAAGAAAAGACTAGACCAGTCTGCTATCGCTGTAGTCAAGGTCTGTGCTGATGGCACATGGTGGGTTGCTAATATTGAGTATGGCAGATGGGACATCAAAGACACTGCACAAAGAATCTTTGATGCTGTTAGAGACTATGAACCACTATGTGTTGGCATCGAACGTGGTGCACTAAAGAATGCAGTCTTGCCATACTTGTCTGACCTGATGCGTAAGTATAATAGTTACTTTCGTATTGAAGACCTAACACACGGTAATAAGAAAAAAGCAGATAGGATTACTTGGTCCTTGCAGGGTCGCTTTGAACATGGTAAAATCATATTCAATGACAAAGAGTGGGTGTCTGAGATAACTGATGAACTACTTAACTTCCCCAACACCCAAGTACACGATGACCTGATTGATGCACTTAGTTACATTGACCAGATTGCTATTGCTGAATACGCAACCTACATAGATGAAGATAACTTTACACCAATGGATGCCGTTGCTGGATATTGAGGAGACCTAGATGGAAGAACAACAGTACAACTCTAAAGAGATGGAGATTACCAGTTGGGTGATGTCTCGCTGTGAGAACTGGCGTAACCAACGTGATGAGAACTATCTAGAGTCTTGGAAAGACTGGGCTGGTGAGGATGCCACTCGTGACTCTGAGCGTTCCAAGATTGTTACGCCTGCACTACAGCAAGCAATTGAGACTTCAGTAGCTGAGATCGAAGAGGCTATCTTTGGTCGTGGTGAGAAGTTCTTTGACATCATTGACGACAGAGCAGACAACAATAAGATTGATGTAGAAGAGATTAAAAATCAGATGGTAGAGGACTTTAAGAAAGAGAAAGTCCGTAAGTCAGTATCTGATATTGTTCTTCTTGGTGCTGTGTATGGCACTGGCATTGGTGAGATTACCATCGCAGAAAAGACAGAACTAAGACCAGCGATGAGGCCCATAGTAGAGATGGGTGTTGCTGCCATTGGTGTTGAAGAAGTACCTAGATTCGTTGTTGGTCTAAAGCCAATTAACCCTAAGAACTTCTTAATTGATCCCAATGCCACCAGCATTGAAGATGCTCTTGGCTGTGCTATTGAAGAGTATGTGTCCATTCACAGCGTTGTTGCTGGTATGGAAGCTGGTGTTTATAAGAAAGTAGAAAACCTTGGCCCTGCAGCAGTCGAAGATGACTTAGAGCCAGTACAGGAAGACATTGAGTATCAGCAAGACAAGGTTAAATTATTACGCTACTACGGCCTTATTCCCAAGTTCATGCTTGAGGAAGACGGTGAAAAGATTATGGAACTCTTTAGCAAAAAGCAAGAAGAGTTTGGTAGCGAAGCAGCAGAGTACACAGAACTGGTAGAAGCCATTATTGTTATCGCTAACGATGAGCATTTACTCAAGGCAGAACAGTCGCCATACATGATGGAAGACCGTCCTGTGGTGGCTTTCCAGTATGACTCCATGCCCAATCGTTTCTGGGGCCGTGGCATCGCTGAAAAAGGCTATAACTGCCAGAAAGCCATCGATGCACAAATTCGTAGTCATCTAGATAGCCTAGCATTGACTACTGTGCCTATGATGGGTATTGATGCTACTCGCCTACCTCGTGGTGCTAAGTTTGAAGTAAGGCCAGGCAAGACTATCCTAACTAATGGTAATCCAGCAGAGATTCTGCAACCATTTAAGTTTGGTAATACTGACCCAGGCAACCTTGCCACTGCTAACCAGTTTATGCAGATGCTGCTAATGGCAACAGGTACAGTAGACTCTGCACAACTAAATGCTGGCACCACTGGTGATATGGCTGGTATGTCCCCAGCACTATCAGCAATCATTAAGAAGAATAAGCGCACCTTAGTCAACTTCCAAGAGCAGTTCTTAATACCGTTTGTAACTAAGTCTGCATACCGCTTTATGCAGTTTGATCCTGAGCGCTATCCTGCACAAGACTTTATCTTTGTTCCTTCTTCTAATCTTGGTATCATTGCTCGTGAATATGAGCAGATGCAGTTTATGAACCTGTTGAAGACACTTGGACCAGATAGTCCTGTTGTGCCGATAGTGATGAAGTCCATTATTGAGAATAGTGGCCTTGCTGACCGTGAGAAGTTGGCTGCACAACTTGACCAAGCAATGCAACCCACGCCTGAACAGTCTCAGATCCAGCAAGTTCAACTACAGTTGCAGTTGGCTCAGGCACAGGCACAGGTAAAACAGTTGGAGGCATCGGCACAGAAAGACCAGGCTGAAGCTGCCAAGGCTGTTGTAGAGGCTCAGATGATGCCAGAAGAGACTCGTGCAAAAGTACTCAGTGCAGTGAGTAAAAATCTACCCACCGCTGACGACCAAGCACAGAAAGAGTTCGATAGGCGTGTTAAAATTGCTGAACTGATGCTCAAAGAAGCCGATATTAAAAATAATACCAAGATAGTAGAGTTGCAAATGGCAGAGAAAATTGCTACTATCGGCAAAACTGAGCAAGAATTTCTTGATAAAATAACAAAAGAGATTGAAAACAATGCCTAACATCAAAGAATTTATTAAAAAAATAGGTTCTGAGTCTGTTTCCTTAGAGGAACAGCAACAAGCATTGGTTGAAATTGAACAAACCATTAAGGCTGCTCGTCAAAAGCGTGAAGAAGAGGTAGGTAAAAACGCTAAGATGGTGGTAGACGCTCTAAAACAGATCGAAAGCCGCCTAAATGACAAGTTCCAAGAACTGTTGGCAACACCAGCAATGGTTGGTGCTCCCGGCAGAGACGGTAAAGACGGCAAAGACGGTAAAGATGGCCTACCAGGCCCTGCTGGCCTCAATGGCGCACAGGGTAAGGATGGTATTGATGGTGTAGATGGCAAGGATGGTGTCTCTGTTGTTGATGCTAAGATTGATTTTGATGGCTCCTTAGTCATTACACTGTCTAATGGCGATGAGATTGATGCTGGTTTAGTCGTTCCAACAGCAGTAGCAGAGCAATATAACGCCTTTATGACTAGAGGCGATATTATTCCTACTCAGTCAGGCAACTCTGGTAAATATCTAACCACTGATGGCTCCAACCTTGCCTGGGACCAGATCAATATCTCTACCGCAGACATTACTGGTACTCTACCAATTGCTAATGGCGGTACTGGCGCTACTACTGCACCCAATGCTAGGACTAATCTAGGTCTTGGCACTATTGCTACACAGAATGCTAACAGTGTAACAGTCACTGGCGGCTCAATAGACGGCACTACCATCGGCGGCTCCACCCCAGCAGCAGGCACTTTTACTACTCTAGCCCTAGACGCACCCACCACAGACGCAACCCTGACAATCGACACAGGCATTACTGGCTGGGTTTACTCTGGTAAGACCGTGAGTGTTGTGGGGCAGGAAAATAACCCCCAAGGATTATTTATTGGTTCAAACGGAACCAAGATGTATGTCTGTGGTTCGACTGGTGATGATGTAAACGAATACACTCTTGGGACTGCGTGGGATGTTTCTACCGCAACATTTACTGCGGTATCAACAGGAGTAACACAAGACACCACACCTGTTGATGTTTTTTTCAAAGACGATGGTCTGACGATGTTCATGCTTGGTCAAACAAACGATACCGTCTACCAATACACATTATCCGTAGCGTGGGACATAACAACCGCAACCTACGCATCCAAATCCTTTAGCGTAACAACCCAAGACTCTGCGCCAACTGGTATGTGGTTTAAGCCTGATGGCACGACCATGTATATTGTTGGAGCGACTAATGACACGGTTTACCAATACACATTAAGCACACCTTGGGATATTTCAACCGCTTCTTATGCAAGCATTTCTTTTAGCGTTGCATCTGTTGAATCTAATCCACAACAAGTAAATCTAAGCGCAGACGGAACAAAGATGTGGGTGCTTGGCTCTACTGGTGATGACATAAATGAATATACGCTTGGAACCGCCTGGAATATCAGCACCGCTACGCGCGTAAACAATATCTATGTTGGATTTCAAGAAACAGGCCCAACTGGATTATTTATAGATTCAACTGCGGCAAACAGAGTTTATGTGGTTGGCTTAACTACCGATGCAGTTTATCAATACAACACAGTTACTAATACGATAGACGCAACAACCGATAGATTCTATGTAAGTGGCGAAGGCTACATAGAAGGAAATACTTATTATGATAATAATGTCTATGTAGACGGTGCTGTAACAGCCAACGGAAGTTTAACTGCAGCTTCCTCAATTAATTTTTCAACTGCTGGAAGCAACATATCAATTGGAACTGGATTAACTACTGGAGTTTTAACTCTTGGTGGCACAGCTCAAACATCAGCAATTACAGTAGGCCAGTCCACAGGCGCACAGACCCTAAACCTTGGTACTGGCGCAACTACCAACGGAACGACAAAAGCAGTCAACATCGGAACCGCTGGTGTCTCTGGGTCTACCACGACCATTAACATCGGCTCGGCTGTATCCGGTGCGCTTGGTAACATAAGTATGGGCAATAGCGGAACACAA